AAATATTGGTCGCGCATTTTAAAAACATAAGGCGACATTCTAGAAAAGAATTCTGAATTTGCAGATTGTTTATGAACTTCACATACAGAATGTGATTGTGTATTAAGGTCATATCTACTAGAGATATACGATTGTACAAATGAAAAATCATCTGGTTCTAGAAAGTTATCTATCACCAGATGTTTCCATGGATTTTCTATTAAGCTTATATTCATAATAAAATTATTATACCCTAAAGCATAATAAAAAACAAATTATTTAATAATTTTTACAGAGAATACTGAAGGTTCGATTGGCCAATTAACATCTAAAGGAAACCCTTCCTGATCAGGAACATCTCGCAAAGCTTGACGATAATCTGTCCACTCAAGCTTTTCTTGATCTGTGTATGCCTGCCAAATATCTGGAAAAACTTTATAATCAGAAAGCTGTAATATTTTATTTCTTTTAGTTCTAACTTCTAGATCTACTTTTTCTTTTAAAAATGCAATTTCTTGGCTGGTATATTCAACTTCTCTATACGATTCTGTCCAAATACCATCAATTAAGATTGGCATCTCCATTATATATTTAACAGAATATGTGTTTCCTTTAAATGCAGATACTACTCTAACGTACCCTTCTGGTATAGGATCTCCGCTAGTGTCTAATGGATATGTTCTATCTGGGAATCTTCGTTCAAGTTCCCCCTCAAAAATTGGATATTCTACTGCTACTCCATTTTCTATTTTTGCGTACATAAATTTCTCCTATTTTATATTATGCTATTGTAATTTTTTGAACTGGTGTATATAAAACAGGAACAGCATCGCTCTCAGCAAAAGTTCCAGTTGCAACAAAAGAACCAGTTCCAGTTCCTGCAGTATCTGATACACCAGAAGCTGTTGTTAAAACATTATAAGTACTAGTGATTGGTAGCGGAGCAGGGTATGCTGCAGTACTAACGGTGTTATATGGACTGAGAACTTGTCCATTTAAAGAGTTCAACCCCGCCTGAGATTTAACAACTTTAGCGACAGCTGTTTTAGTATAGTACTGTCCAGAATAATAAACACCAGCTGGTGTTCCACTACTATAACGTGTACCAGGACTACCTGGATTATAATAAGCAACTAATGCACCATTTTGAATATTGAAAGTTTGGGCGAAAGCCATAGTATCTGATTTAAATCCAATATTCTGTAAATACTGCCACTGTACACCTGTTCCTGCACCATTATTTTGCATTGAATATAGATAAGCCATAGAAGAACTAAATACATAAATCCGATTCCCGTTATTGGCTAAGACAGCAATATTTCCTGAGGTTGGATCTATATTAACTCTGTTGGTGTTGCTATATGCAACACCAGTAGGATAAACAGTACAAGCATATCCAGAATTATCATAAACAGAAAGTGACGCATCTGGCATCATCAAATGTAAATTAGAATTTGATGCTTTCATATCGGCAAGCTGATTATAACTATAAGAATATGTAACTTTATTTCTAGCCCATTGTAATGTTCCAGAACCATTATATTTTAATAACCATTCTGCATAAGCATAAGTATAGGTATTATATGAATAAGCATAATAGCTAGCAGGAACATATGCAGTTGTTCTTCCCCTTCTATAAGTATACGCTGGAGAGTATTGCGAAGCAGGAATTGGGGCTGATATAGTTACTGCTTGTGCTTGACTATTAACATAAATATCATTTCCATTAGGAGATGCAGCAACTCCAGCATCCCAAATATAGCGATTAGAAGGAGCCAACGTATTTTGAATTGCTCTTGACCAAGATAAATTTCCAGCAGTATCATATTTTTGAACTACAATTGGAGTATCAGTTGTGCCAGAAACAGGTGTTGCACCTGTAATATAAAAATTCCCAGCATCATCAATAGAACTTGAAGGTATGGCCAAACTAGAGCTGTTTGTATTTGTATAATATAACGACTTATACCACTGAAGAACTCCACTACTATTCCATTTTACCATAATTACGTCAGGTGAGAGCTGACCTGGACCTGAGTTATCGCGTGATGTTAAGCCACATACATTAACATTTCCTGAAGAATCTACTTTAATATTAAGACTAGATACCTGAGATGTGGTCGGATGGCCATACCCTGAAGTCTGTCTGAATTCTCTTCCCCAAAGCAATGTTCCAGACCCATCAAATTTAAAAACATATAAAGAATAAACATTCGATATAGTTGTTAAAGAATAACTGACTGTGCATAGATAAACATTACCAGAAGAGTCAATCTCAGTTGAATGTGGTCCTTGAGCATCGGCGATATTAACGTTGGTTGAAAAATAATTTGCCCAATACGAAACATTACTTTTACCCCAGAAATTACTTAACGAGATCGCACCTGATGCAATACCTGCAAGCGTTCTTACAGTAGTATCATTTAATGTAATTGTAGTTGTGCCATTACCACCCAATTCAACTTGAATTGATTGCCCTGCCGTAGTTCCAGCTAAACTAATTGCCCCAGATGCATTTAATGCCATTATCTATTCTCCAATTTTTCCACTTTTGCTGTCAATTCTTTGATCGCTTCGATCAAAACGCCAACGATGTTGCCGTAATCTACAGATAAAACTTCCTTACCTTCATTGTTATTTAGTAATACAACTTCAGGTAAAACTTCTTGGATCTCTTGAGCGATGACACCAGTTTTTCTAGTTTTAGTTTCGTCACCAATCTTATTGAAGTATACACCACGTAGTTTTAATGTTTTTTCCAAAGCACTATCAATAGTAACTACGTTCTCTTTTAATCTTGCATCTGAGTAAGCAGTAACGTTACCTACCATTAGTAGGTTTCCTCCAGGTTGGAACTCTCCAGCATATACACCATTATTTGCTATATTGACATAACCGTCTGCTGACCAATAGAAACCAGTATCAGTTGAACCATCTGAGTTAAACGCAAGTGATGGCGCAGAAACAGTACCGTTACCAGCCAATACTCTACCGCCAGTTAAATTAGTTGCAGTAGTAGCAGTTACTGCATTACCAGAACAAGCTAATGCATTAGTTGCAGTAGTTGCAGTAGTAGCTGAAGTTGCAGTTGTTGCTGAGGTTGCAGTAGTGGCATTTCCAGACAAGTTGGCAGTAATAGTACCTGCAGAGAAGTCACCATTAGAATCTCTAGCAACAATAGCAGAAGCAGTATTTGCATTAGTTGCAGTAGTAGCTGAGTTGGAAACCTTACCAGAAGTTGAAATAGTGCTTAATTTAGCATCAGTGATAGAACCTGCCAACATACCGTTTGAAATAACCAAAGTATCCCCAGTACTAATTAAAGCACCAGAAGCAGAAGGTAATGTAATAGTTGTAGTACCTGCGATTGCTGGAGCAACTAAGTTGGCTGTGCCAGAAGTAGAACCTGCAAGAAGCACACCAGCAACGTTGATTTTAGCAGCAGAATCTCTAACCACAATAGTAGAAACAGTATTTGCCTGACTAGCATTATAACCATCTAAGGTATCTGCATCTAATCCAGAAGAAGCACCATCAACAGTAAGTAGTTTAGATAATACATCTGCTGCAGTATAAGAGGATGTATTTAATTTCGTACCCAATTCGGTATTCATATTAGAGAAGTTATTATCAACTTCCGTATTTGTTAATGGTGACCCTTTAACCGATCTAAGAGTTATTGTTGCCATGTTATCCGTTCCCGTTTAATTTTTGTAGTAATTGAGCCATCATTTGTTTTAATTCTGTAACATCGTCTTTTAAATCATCGAATTCTTGAGTTTGTTTCGATCTTTGTTTTCTGTTCTGTATATATTTATCGTATTCAGAACTGGTGTTAATTATAGCTTTAGTTTCTTCATCCCGAAATAAATCGGGATGTCCTTGAACTTTCATCATTAAGCGCACCCAATAATTGTTAAATCTTTCACCCTAACGATATCTGCAGAAGAAGTAGAGTTAATGACTAACTTAACTTGAACAGCAGTAAATTCTGGAAGACCAGAAATATCGTATTCAACATCAGTAAATACACCATTATTAGATTTAACAGCAGATTTACTTGGAGTAGCTAAAGTGTAGATAACTTTATTAAAGTCTACTGAAGAATTAGCTTCTTGTAATTTATAATATAAATCAATATTAGCTAATTGTTGCACGTCAGCAGCAAATCTAACTTTCAAGAAAGTAGATGGATTTTGTAAATTAACTTTCTTAGAAACATACTTGGCAATAGAAGAACTTCCAACTGGAGCAACCTCAGAAACAAATCTTTCTAGAGAATTAACAGAAACTGTAGCACCAGCAGATACGTTAGTCAATGTTGCACTAACTTCTATGTATAAACCATCTGGGTCAACCGCAGTAACTAAGAATGTGCCATTATTAGCACTTGCAACAAAACCAGAAGTAGTGATATATTTACCAATACCAGCAGTTAAGAATGCAGCTTTAGTAGTTGTATCAGTAGTGCTAAATCTGTTGCCGTTTGTAACTGCAACAGTAGTAACACTAGTAACAATTGCTCTTGTGTCTAAAGCAGAATTATGAGTATTAGCAAAAGATGGAGAGTTTACTTTATCCTGAACAGTAATAGCTGATAAACGAGCAATATCAATAACTGGTGATACGTTTTCGTTATCTGAAGTCATTTGTGCTCTTAGAGTTAATGATTTTTCACCAGACATAAATTCAGTTTCAGTAGCTGTAGAGCCAATCAATTGAACTTCTGATAAAGAATTATTCTCATTAACAGCGATTGGTTCAAACACAGAAGAAACAATATAAGGAGTTTCAGAACCATGCACAGATTTACCAGATACTGTTCTAACTGAATAATTGATATTAGTAGTTGGGAACAACTGGTGTTGAACGATTGGTTGAATAGTATTATACTGAACATTATCAGAAGCAACAATTGCAGATCCACCAAAGTTACCAGTGAAAGTTGCGTTAGTTGTAACTTGAATAATGTATGAGTCTTGTTCTACAGAAACCACGATATGTGTAGTGTTAAATTCAGAAGCATTAATACCAGCAATAGTTTCAGTTGCGCCAGAAATAGTCACTTTAGAGTTTGCAAAGAAACCGTGATTTTCGTGGAATACGCGAACATAGTTAGTTCCAACAAAAGTATAGAATGGATTATTTCTCAAAGCGAATGTTGGAATTGCAGCATTAACAAAATCAACTTCACCGATTTGAGTGATATCAAATTTGGCTTTATTGATCTTAAACATCAAATCTTGAGATTGATCAGCTGTCCAAGTAGAACCGTTCTGAGATTTAAATAATACACCAGCATATGGTTGCTCAGAAATAATTCTACCTTTAACTACAGATGTATCACCAAGTTGTGAGATCCAAGCTTTATAGTTATTAGAATCTGATAACAATACGATACAATATTCTGTTTTATCGTTTAGATAAACAGGTGATGGGAACTTAAAGTTAGTTGCTACAGGAGCAGGCAAGAATTCTCCATTGCTTGTTTCAACGATAGTTGAAGAGATATTTACCTTTTCTGGATCTAAAGCAACTTCAGAGAATGGAACAATATTCTTTCCTGGGAATCCGTTAATAACTTCACGGATTTGCATACGTACAGGAATTGATGCATCTCTTGTAGCAAAATATACATCAATAGAAGTTACAAATGCACCACCATCAGATTGAACTAAGAATGTTTGAGCCAATGGATCGTACCATCCAGTATCAGAAACAACACGTTCAGAAGTTTGAACAACAGTTCTTTCGTCATTTATTGCTTCTTGACGAACATCAGCGTTTCTAGTTGCAGTGATTTGAGCCTGTTTAACTTCTAAGATACCTTCTGCTCTATATTGTTTTTTAACATAAGAAGTTCTTAATGCATTATTATCAGCAGAGTCATCAGACAATGTAAATTCTCTAACACCAGTTCTAAATCTATTAGAATCTGTATTAGGGATATTAAAGATACCAACAACATCTCCAGAATTGTTTGATACTAATGCGTCACCAATAGCTTTAGTAACAACTCCAGAAGATTGGATAGTTGCAACTGCTCCAGTGATTGATCCATTTAGAATATCAGTAGCTTGGAATGTGCCTTTTACGTTAACCACGTGTAGAGTTGTAGTAGTTCCATTTAATGGGTTTACTACAAGAGCAAGAACACCAGTAGCTGGAGAAGTATCTTTAGTATAAACCGTTGCACCGCGTTGTTTAACAAAAACAACATCACCACGATCTAAAGCAGATTCAGAATTTCCATTAACAAGTCGAGCAGTTTCTGATGAGTGACCACCAGCTGCTACGGTAGAACTAAATGTAGAAACTCTATTAACAGTCAATTGAGTTGCTTGTTGAGTGAAAGATCCAACAGTCACAGTATCAAAGAATGGTGTGAATGTTGTATTAGGTTTTAATCCTCTAACAACAAATAATAAATTTCTTGCTCTGATATATGGAATAATAGCACGAGATATAACACGATCTTCTGTTGTAACTCTATCAATTCTAGGAACGACTACAGATTTAATACCAGTTCTTGTTTGACCAAGAGTTGTTGTAGTAGTTTCTGCAACAATATCTCTGTTAGGACCATTTCCACCAGCAGTACCAAATCTTGCGTCTGAAGCTGCTTTCGATAATTCTTGGTACCCATTATTCAACGCTCTAGTATGTGCCCAGTTACTACCAGAAGTGTAATATCCTGTTGATTTAGCAACACCTGTCCATTGGGTTTGCCAAGCGTTCCAAATACCTGCTAATGCGCCAGATCTTTCTGCGTCATAGTATATAGAATTAAAGTTTCCTTCTACGTTTGTGATAACCTCTGGTAATCTATTAGTCTCAAACCATTCATCAGAAGCTGGGTTTAATTCTGCTTGACCAATAAAAGTAAAGATGGCGAATGGATTGATATTTTCAACACGAGAAGCGTCATCTTGTTTAATCAATTCAGTTTCTGTATATGGTAAGGTAACTAAATCACCAGTAACCTGATAATTATCAGCATCTCGTTGACCATTATTAGTATTAGATTCTATTAAATTTACGTTGTCCATATAGAATGCTGGACGTAGTAAACCAATTTCCATATCAATAGCGCACTGATAATCAGCAGAAGTTATATCGCCAACATTATGTCCAGTGAAATTATCTACAATGAAACCATTTTTAAATCTGTTTAGACCAAATTCATCTTGAATTTCAAAAGATTGAGCTTCCTGTTCTAATAAAGATAAAGATGTATAATATTCAATATTATCAATACGTTTTTCTAATCGTCCAATATCACGCATTGTATAACGTTTATTATCAATAGTTGTTATATCTAATGAGTTTGTATTATAA